AAGGCATTGTGGTTTCCGGTGTTTTGGTGGTCGCCCGAGGGCAACGTCTATGACAGTAACACGGGATTGACGCCGCGGCTAGCCTAGTAAAACGCCCCAGCCGCGGAAGGCGACCAGGGCGCGTGTAACACAACACTGTAGGAGTCTAACAAAGTGTCTCGTAAGACGCAAGAACTGCTGGCTTTTGTGCGCCAGCTGCCTGAAGGCATGGCGTATGCGCCGATTTACGTTGCTGGAAGCAAGCTTCAGTCAGGCAAGGAGTCAAAGGGCAAGGCGCCGTTGGAGCGCAGCCACCATCAGGTGCTGAATCCGGCTGATGTTGCTCTACAGATTGAGCGGCGGCCTGAGGTGTTCCAGGCGGTGGGGGTTTTTACGGGGGCTCGCAGTGCGGGACTCGTGATTCTTGACGTGGATCGCAACCTTTCCAGGCTGCTGAAGAAGTGGAACGAGACGCTGGAGGGGGCGCCCAAGGTCACCAGCACCAAGGCCAATGCGGCGAAGTACCTGTTTCGCGTCCCAGAGGCTCTGTGGGGCGATGTAAAGGGTTTTGGGCTGTCGGATACAGGGGCTGGTTATGAGGTCCTCTGGGGGCGCCAGGGGCTCCTCTATGGGGCTTATCCGGGCTCCAGTGATGGAAAGGCGCCGGCGGGTGAATACGGCTTTGAGGGCGATCTGGAGGCCATTCCAGAGGCTCCAGCGTGGTTGCTGGCGGAGATGCGGGAGCACGCCGGCAAAGAGGTGGCTGATGGGGGCTTCATCAAGAACCGGAAGGCGCTGGATTTCTCGGATCGAGATCCGGCTGAGATTGCCGAGATTGTGCAGTCGGCGCTGAAGGTGATTCCAGGGCAGGGGGCTGGTAGCCGGGATCACTGGGTGAAGGTTGGGATGGCGATCCACAGTGAGCTGCCTACTGACCTAGGGCTAACGCTGTGGTCGGCGTGGTCTGCCGAAGATCCCGAATTTTCACAGGAATGGGCAGACAGCAACCCCTGTGAAGAGGTCTGGAAGAGCTTTCGGAAGGGGCCGGTGAGCCTTGGGACGCTGTTCTGGATGGCGGACCAGCAGATGCCGGGCCGGCTGTGGCTGTCGGAGGATCTGCGGAAGGTCGTGGCCGATGTTGAGGCCGATAATGTCACCCGGATTCGCCAGGTCGTCATCACCTACGCCGAGGTGATTCGGCGGGCGAAGGAGATCCAGCAGATTCAAAACCCGGCTGAGGCGGCCCACGCCATGAACGTGTTGGCGTTGGAGGCGGGCTATCGGGATGCTGGGGCGCTGGAGCGGCTGCTGATTGCCCAGATGCAGTTCGAACAGCAGGATGACGAGATGGGACTCGACAGCCTGTTGGATAAAGATCTCAAATTTGAGTATCTGATCCCGGATCTGCTGCCGTGCCCTGGGACTGTGATGGTCCATGGCGCTGGTGGTGATGGCAAATCCATGTCGGCATGGACGATTGCCAAGCATGTGGCGCGGGGGATTCCGTTTTCTGTACGGGGTGACCTTGTGCCAGTGCAGTCCGGCCCCGTGCTGATCCTCAATGGTGACCAAAGCGAGGTGCAGGTCCAACAGCAGATGCGGGATCTGGAGTTTCGACGCACCGATCCGGTAACCGTAGTGATGGGATGGGACCTGAACTGGTACTACCGCTTTGTCAAGTTGATCGAGAAGCACCAGCCGAAGCTGGTCATCATCGACTCGATCACCGGATGCTCCAGAGGCTCGGCGTTTGATGAAAACAAGAAGGAGTTTGCGAGCCCGATTTACTGGCTGGCCAACAACAATGGACGGCTTTTCCCGGCCTGCACGATCCTGCTGATTCACCACGCCAACAAAACTGGCGGGTTCCGGGGTTCCACGGCCATCAGGGACGCTGTGGACGAGGTATGGGGCCTGCGGCGGCCTGACAAGAAGCAGGTGGAGCAGACCGGCTACAACGCCCGCCTTATCACCGTGGAAAAGTCCAGGGCTGGCCGCGACGGCAGCAAGCTGCTGATGAAGCTGGAGAACGACCTCACCTTCTCCCTGGCGGACTACGTGGAGGTGGATACCGACAGCTCCAGCCCGGCTTCGATTGTGGATCGGGTGCTCCAGCGGCTGAGGGCTGCGTATCCCCGCGCTCTAAGCCGCTCTGACCTGGCTGCGGATCCGTTGTGCGGCGGCAGTGTCACCGCAATCCGCAAGGCGCTCCAGAGGCTGGTCTCGCGGGGTCTGATCGAAGTGGTGGGTAGTGCTGCCGGCGTTGGTGGGCAGGCCAAGTTGTTCCAGGCTGTTTCTGCCTCGCGTGATATGTGTGTAAATAGTTGTCCCACCTTGGAAAAACCCAGTCAGGGACTGGAAAGAGGGGTGGGACAACCTGATGGCGTGTCCCACCTTGTCCCACCTTCGGCGGAGAGAGATGGGACAAGCTGGGACACCCCACCTACCTGTCCCACCCCTAAAACCAGTCGTGCCAATGGATCTGCCCAGGTGGGACAGCTTTTGGAGGACTCCCCAAAGCATGAACGCACAGATGCGGAACTTGCTGCGTTGATGGAGGAGGCTTCTCAAATGTGGAACTGAGATCAGTGTGGTGCTTGACAGGCACCACTTAGGCGTTATAGTGGTGCAGAAGACCGCTAAAGGCTTCTGCACCATGCTTTTTTCACAATGACCAAACTTCTTTCTATGTCTGGGCATAGCCTGAATCAGTACTTAAACGAAAATGTTTTAAGTATTGATGTTGAGTACATTTCTCCGGAAAAAGCCGAGTTGTACTTGGCAAAGAATTTTTCTGACAATAGAAAGTTTTCTGAGAAAAATTTAAGAAAGCATGTCCAATCTATGGTTAACGGTGATTGGACAATTAGTACCGATTGCATAGGATTTGATAATCACGGACGCTTAATAAATGGGCAACACAGACTAACCGCTGTTGTGCAATCTGAGACTACCCAACCTTTTATTGTCGTTAGAAACTTGCCGTCTTCAGTAGCTCAGGTACTGGATCTGGGCAAAAAAAGGATGATGCACGAGAGGTTAACAATCGCTGGCAACCATATGAACATAAATGTATGTTCAGTTGTGCGTAATACACTTACAAATTATACATCCAATTTTGTAGGTACTGTACAGTATACCGATCCGAATCATGACAATTTTGTGTATAAAATATACACTAAACACTCAGAATTTTTTGACTTGTTAGCCGAGAAAAACCTTATAAAGCCTAGCTTTTTTGCTGCTGCGGCCGCAAAAATATATGCAGAGATGCCTCAAATTGCAGCGGAACATGCAAGGTCTAAATACGCACCAGGCTTTGTTCACGGCATGGAGCCTCTTGATAGGGCTATCCACTTTATTCAACTTGCGTGTACTGGATCTTCACCTGGGTATTACACAGATCCCAACTTTGATACTGCTGCTATTCGTTTGAAAGATCTGTGGTCTACCCGTAAGGCTCAAAATAAACATTGGTCTACAATTCACGAGTATCGTTTGACTATTTCCGCAGCATACGCTTTTATGAAAGGTAAACCCTTAAAAACAATTAAACCGTCCCAGAAAGATCCGTTCCGCCTTTTTAGCTCACTCCCTTCCACTAACAAAAATCATGCATAGATTGTCTATCCAACTCCGTACTGATCAGTACGAGTGGCTCCAGCAGCATAAAATCCCTGGAAAATCAATCTCGCACCACATACGTGACTTGATTGATTTGCAAATAAAAGCTGCCAAAGTTGAGCTAGCTCAACGCTCCTCCTAACGTGCAAAAGCCACCTAACTTTTTCCTAGGGCTCGTGCGGGTTGCCGCATGGCTTATTTGGAGAGAACCCGTGGCTAAACCTGAACCGCCCCAGCCGAAGCGTCCCAGGAAGCCAACCTTGGGTTACACCGTCGGGGACATCCCCTTCGATCTGCTGGCCGTGGTGCGCGTTCAGTGGTACCGAAGGGGCCGGGCATACGAAGTTGAGGAGTACCAGATCGAGGAGTGCCCAGATGCCCACGGGCAGTTCCATTACATCGTTGGAACGGCCCTCAAGCAGGGCGCTGACGTCTGTGTGCTGACCCAGTACCAGCCGGAGGAACTGGGGGTGCCGACGTGATGCCCCCGGTGGTGGTCTTCGGGTTGACGTGGCTGCTGGGGATGCTGGCGGCCACCATCTACCTCACCCAAGTGGCCACATGAAGAATTGCAACAGCCCGGCTGGACACCCGGCTAGCTGTGTGCAACATTAAGGGCACGCCCGCAACGGCGTGCCTTTTATTACTGATTGACATGGACGACGTGCTTCACTCAAAAATTGAAAACATCAAGCTCAGCCCGTGGTACTTCGCAGTCCACTGGTCCTCGATTCAGCTCCAGGAAAAAATCACCGAGATGGAAAAGCTCGGTGTTGACCCGACCTATGACATCCGCCAGCTCCAGCAGCTTCAAGACCTGGAACAGTTTTTGAAGATGAGCTGGGATCAGTGGATGGATGCCATTGAAGCCCGCCAAACTGCATGGGAGGCCAAATGAGCCAGGTACTGGAAATTGAGGATCTGTGGTTTGAGGATGGTGGCACCCGCATTGTTGTTGATGCCGTTGTTGACGGCATGGTTGTGGTCCACCCGCAAACGCACCTCGATCCACCAGAGTGGGGGCCTGCCTTGTGCCGAGGCTCCTTCGACCTTCACGAAGAGGATCTGATTCCTGCCAGCGATGAAGGACTCCGCAAACTCCTCTCCGAGCGAATCGACGACTGGGCCCCGGTCGACCAGAGTGATTGGTACGACTGAAGCCCGCGAGCTTCGGAACGAACCTGATTACGACGACTGGGAATACGGCACCGAGCCAATCCCCGGCGATACCCACTGGGTCCGCGCCAAAACGCTGACCCAGCTCTATCGTCACCTGATCTACGTGCTTGCCACCAGCGACACGATCTGCTCCAGCAGGCTCGCCCAGCTGGCCATCCACGAGATTCTCAAGTTGCGTCTCACGGATCTCACCCGCTTGAGGCAACAGGACCCACGTTATTTCGCATGACTGAAAACAACTTGGTCCCCTTTTACAGGTCCTTCCTGTTGAGTCGGACCGTTTACCTGGACAAGATTAAGGAAATGCCGCTTCGAGACTTGGAAATGCTCAACGTCGAAACGTTGGCCGCACTCAACGAAGCCCGGCATAACTATGCCGCGATTGAGGACCGGCACAGCGAGGATGCCAGCGCAGAGTTCCGGCGCATGAAAATCGCCGGTTATTTCCAAGCTGCGCTCCAGATCGAACTCGCTTCTCGCTGATCCTGTACTACACTTTCACCGTTCTACTGATGAACATGCACATCCTCTCTGACCAACAGTTCCAGCAGATCACCACTGCCCTGGAGCAAGCCTTCGTGGCTATTAACGCTTGCCAGCACATCGAGCTGGACCTGACCAAACCCGTAGTCGCACCAGCGGCTAAGCCCGTACAAACCGCAAAGTCTCAAAGTAAGACTCGTGGGTCTAGCCGCAAGGGGCGGCGTGGGGTGCAGGTGTTGGACGCCAAAAAGGCGTTGGACATCAAGCGCCAGTTGGCTGCTGGTACTAGTGCGGCTGCGATTGCCCGGCAGTATGGCGTTCATGTGACCACCATCAACTGCATCAAGACCGGCAAGACGTGGAAACACGTGTCGCTCCAGCAGGCCGCTGTCGCGGTGAGCTGAGCATGTCCATCCTGTGTGATCACCAGATTGTGTCGCTGGCGCGGCGAAATCTGGTTAGCCCCTGGGATCAAGCGTTGCTGAATCCCGCAAGTCTCGATGTGAGACTCGGTGAGAACGTACTGGTGGAGTCGCCTTTGACGCCCCAGTTAGTGCATCGCTCGATCGCGGGGCACACGCAGGAGGAACCGTTCTTGCTCCAGCCGCATGAGTTCATACTCGCGGAGACGTTGGAGGAGTTCCAGCTGCCTGACTGTATTGCCGGGCAGCTGGCGCTCAAATCCAGCCGGGCTAGGGAAGGTATCGAGCATTTGCTTGCTGGTTACATCGACCCTGGCTACAAAGGACGGTTAACGCTTGAGCTGCAAAATGCGCGAGCGATGCACCCTGTTTCATTGTGGCCCGGGATGCGGATTGCACAGATTGTGTTCCACCGGATGTCGATGCTGCCCGGCAAAGACTATTCACTTACTGGCCGTTATTACGGCGACACCACCGTTCAGCAATCCAAAGGATGAGCGACTTTCAATTCCAGGTCACTGATGCTGTGCATCATCCCAGTCATTACACCGCTGGGAAAATTGAGGTGATTGAGGTGCTGGAGGATTGGGTGCAACATGCGCCTGATGCTGTTGTTGGCTCGCTCCAATGGCAATGCCTCAAGTACCTCAGCCGGATGTGGCTGAAGAAGGATCCGCTGGAAGATGCCGAAAAATGTCGGTGGTATTTGAACCGGCTTATCAATACCTTGGCGACCGAACCTTATAGGAATGAGTGAGCCGAAGAGACCGCCGACCAAGACCTCGTTCCGGAAAGGCTCCATTCCGGGTTCGGCAGTGTTGACGCCGCAAAATGCGCTGGACTTACGGGACCTTTATGCCTCCGGTACTTCAATTTCTAAGCTGGCCAAGGTGTACGGGATTTCGTACCAGCACGCTTGGGACATTGTGAAAAACAGGAAGTGGAAAAATGCGGTGCGCCAGGTGTGATTTCAAGCGGATGGATGTGGATCGCACTTGCCGGGATACGGCGGAGTCGATTCTGCGCCAGCGGAAATGCCCGGAATGTGGGCACAAGGTTTTTACGGTCGAGGTTGAGTTGCCTGAAGGCGCAGCTCAACACACAAATCAAGGCGTTATGAGGCGCCTACCGGGATTTTTACGTGTTCGTTTTTTCTGATGCAAGTTCCAATCAACAGTCGCCGCTGCGTCCAATGCGGCAGTATCACCACTAACGCCGTCTATTGCTTCAAGTGTTATCGCTCCAGCGAGGCCGGTAAGCAGGAGTTGCGGCTGCAGCATATGTTGAAAAAGCATCAGCCGTTGCCGGATGGTGGCGAGTGCCGGACCTGCGTTCACTGGTATAACCGTTGCACGCTGGGGATTCCCGAGGGTGGGACGATACTGGCTGAGCTGTGTGCAGCCAAAGAGCTTGACGGTGTGTTAGAGTAATACAGAACACGCCCTACCCGGCATGAACATTCTTCAGGGGATCGAGTACCTGCACACGCTCGACGGCGCCAGCTTTGTGGCGTTTGACGTGGAGACCACTGGGCTCCAGCCGAAATTTGGTGGTCTGCGGCTGCTGCAGCTGGCCACCATAGATCACCCGCCCGTCGTACTGGACTGCTGGCAGTTCAGCGATGAGGACTGGATCACGCTGGAAAACTTCTTCGCAAAGGAGCGGACTTGGCTGGCGCACAATGCGGTGTTTGATCTGGGCTGGCTCCAGGAGCATGAGATTTACCCAGAAGGGCAGGTGCTTTGTTCGATGCTGGCCAGCCGGATCCTGACCAACGGCTTGGCCAACGTGAAAAACGGGCTGCAGCATGTGGTGCGGCGCTACTTGGGCTACGAGATTTCCAAGGAAGAGCAGGCCAGTGACTGGTCGGCGGATTTGTCGGCGAGCCAGTTGGAGTATGCGGCGAAGGATGTGGTGGTGTTGACGGAGTTGTGGGAGCCAATCATGCAGCGGATGGCGGCTGCGTCGCCGCCGTTGTTGCCGGCTTGGCACCTGGAGTGCAAGGCGTTGCCGGCCATGGCGCAGCTCTGGCGCACCGGACTTCCTTTCGACAAGGACTCCTTACAACAGCTGATCGAGGACCTCGACATTGAGCACAACGAGGCTGGCGCCAAGTTCATCGAGGATTTTGATGCCGCACTGCCGGAACACGCCAAGCTCAGCCGCGGGCTCGACGGGAACCTGCTGTACCAAACAAAGCCTGGGGCGAAAGGTAAAAAAGCTGATGCTGATGTTTTTAACCTGAACAGTCCTGTGCAGTTGCTTGCAAAATTCACGGCATTGTTGGGTGAAGCGCCGGTTGATGCAAAGACCGGAAAGAAAAGTGCGAGTAAGTCTGCGCTTCAGGAATACATTGGGGAGCACAAACTTATTGCGGATTACTTGCGGTGGAAACGTGTAGAGAAACGGCGGCAAATGGCGGAGACTTTGTTAAAGAATTTGTCCGATGATGGGTTTATTCGTGCCAGCTATTTGCAGATGGGAGCTGACACTGGGAGGATGAGTTGCATGAGTCCCAACCTGCAACAAGTGCCGCGGGACGTGCGTTTTCGGGCTTGCGTGCAGGCACCGACTGACTGGCGACTGGTTGTAGCGGACTATGGACAGATGGAATTGCGGCTGGCGGCTGCAGAAGCTCAAGATCCTCTTATGACTCAGGTGTTCCAGCAGGGGAAAGACCTGCATACGATTACAGCGACGCAGATTTACGGGGTCAAGGAAGAAGATGTTACAAAAGAACAGCGGCAAGTTAGTAAATCAGCCAACTTCGGATTGTTATATGGAAGCGGTGCAAAAGGGCTCAGAAATTATGCAGCAGCGATGGGAATCCAGATGGATCTTGATGAGGCTGCGACAGTGCGGGAAAAGTTCCACGCTGCATATAAAGGCATCTCCAAATGGCAGCGCGAAAATGCTCGGGCTGCTGATGCGGCTAAGGACAATCCATCTATCCGTATACGCATCTCGGGCTTGCGGCGGTTTCTACCGGGCGAGAACAATAAACTTACGACCCGTTGCAACACCCCAATCCAAGGAGCCGGTGCAGCCGTCCTCAAACTTACGCTCGGCAAACTGTGGCCGTTGCTTAAAGCAGACGGGGAAGACCGAGTGCGCTTGGCCGGCGTGGTGCATGACGAGATCATCCTGCTCGTAAAGGAGGAGCACGCCGACGTTTGGGCTGCTCAGCTCCAGGCAATCATGGAAGAGGCTGAGGCTAAGTGGCTTGGGGAAATCCCGCCGCTTGCCGAAGCTAAGGTCGGATTGAGCTGGGACCAGGCAAAGTGATCCAGGAGGACTTCGAGTATCGGGTCAGGTTGTACGCACTCCATGGCCCGATGCACGATGTCTATGTTGTGGCGCCGGATGCATTTCAGGCGCACCAGCAAATCAGGCAGCAGTATCCCGGCAGCCTGGTCCAATCCATCAAGCGAGTCTCAGAGTTAGACCAATGAGTCCAGCCCGCACGGGAAGGGAACTTGTGATGGAGTGGCTCCAGCGGGAGATTAGGTTGGCGAAGACGGCGGATTTGCAGCGGGCGGCGAATTTTTTGGAGTGGGCGCGGGGGATTAGGGCTGGGTGTTCCAAGCAGAGGAGTGGGGCGAGGCGGGCGCAGTCCAATGCGTGGCGGAAAAAAGTGGATGAGGATATTCGGTGGTAGGTCTAGTGTGTCTCA